ATGGTTCCGCCTGCAGATTATGGCAAATCAAGGTCAACCTATACCTTAAGATGACCGACCTATAAAATAAGACCATTTTTGAAAGAACAAAACCGTTTTAAATGAAAGAGCCGTGTGAGGAATGTAAAAATTTTCTTCATAAAGAATTGTATTTGAAAATAAAGTGTTATCTTTGTAGTCCAAGCACATCGGGAATGGCGCCCTGGCAATTGAGTCCTAACTGTCGCCCGATGTGCTTTTTTGTTTATATATCGTTCACAGAGTAGACGAAGTATGAAATTCTTGCCCTACCGTTTGAGCGAATTTTCACCATCTTGGCAACATTTATTCTAATTTCAACTTCTCGAAGGGAAGTTTTGAAGTAATAAAAGTGCTGGATATCGTCAGATCGTGGATGTGTAAGTGCCGAGTCGTCAAGGAATGTGGCATTTTCCATCAATGTCGCCAAATCTTTTAGATCTTCCTTTGTTAGGACGCTTGAGCGACCGAATGTATCAGAGAACAGGTGCTTGTTGCCATAGGTGTTGAAGCCGACAGATATTGAACTGCCGTCAGCAATAGTCTTTGAACATGACCGTGTAAGCAGCGGTTCCATTTCATGCAGATAATGTTTACGCTCGATAGCAAAGGCACTCTTCTCGGCATCTCCGGCGCATTGGTGGAATATTACGCACGCCTGGCATACTTCGTTGTCAGGAATAAACCTTGCAAGTTTGGCTTTGCCTTTGGCGACATCGCAGTCACGGCATCGGCGGATAGTGTAGGGGTTGTAGTCCGGAACCGACTTCCCTTCCTTGCCGGCGTTGAAACGGAATATGCCTTTAGTGTCGCGCTGCAGAGCCTCGTCACCAAGACGCATCGCTTCATCATGGTTGGTAGCCGGACATTTGGATTTACGGACTTGCACCACCGTGCAGCGGCAGTTCCAACCGTTAGGCGGGTAGAACTCCTCCCAGAAAGAGTCGGAAGGAGGCAGTGTCACGCGATCAAGAGCGGCATGTTCCGGACGCACCTTGTCATCACGCTGTGTACGGTACTGGAGATAGTAGCGGTCGCCATCCTCCATGAATGACTCCCACCGCGCAGCCATCTCCGCAGATCCGGCGACAAAATTGTATTCGGCCCGGAGGTAATTGGCATTATAGGTTTTGTCTATCGTTTGAACGTCGTTCAAAAACCGTTCAAACGACTTTCGATTACCGTTCTCATCAAGCAGTGATGGAAAAGCCTCGTTGAGCTCATGGAATGCTTTCATGCCGGAGAAGATATAATTGGATCGTGTAAGTCTCCGACGCATGGCATCAGACATCTCAACCTTTTCAAAGGCTGAATCAAGGACAGATGCATGAGTGCCGACAAACTCCTGCACAGCCGAATCCGCCACGAGCTCGACGCGGAACTCCGCGCCATCTTCATTGAAAAGAGAGTGCATCATTCCCTCAAAGAGCGATGACAGTTTGCGGCGCATATCATCGCCCGGTTTGGCAAGAGTTTCCAGTTCCGGATAGTCTGCCAGGAGCGAGACATAGCGGCGGTGCAGCCCCTCGTAGTCGGAGGGGCCTAATCGAAAAAAGAGTGCTGTCGCTTATCGTCCTCCTCCGGCTTCCCTTTCTTCTCATTATCTTTGTCGGGTTCCGGCAGGACTACCGGATTCCGGCGCTCACCTACGGGCATCCCGTATTTATCGGCAAAATATGAAGGATCCACCTCGTAGCGGTCGGCAATCATAGTCTCGTATGCCACCTGCTGCTCCGGGGTGTAATCGATAGCGTCATCCCATTCAAAGCGTAGTCCTTTGACCGGGAACCCGTGCAATACCATAAGGGGGAGCAGCTTGTTGTTTGCCATATCGCGCAGTTTGTCGCGATCAGACTCAACCAGGTTTTCGAATACCTGAAGGTGAGTCTGCGATTGCGACAGGGAGCTGCCATCCTCGATTGTCATGGTCTGACCGATTACCAGTTTGGATATCTCCGAGTTGGCGCGGTCGATGCGCTTGTCATACACGTTGAATGCATCCCCCTTGCCGGACTCCACAAATTGAATCTCCGTCTCCATGCCGGTGACGGCACCCATTCCGCGGCCTCCGTTGAATACGATGTCCTGGAGACGCTTGTATTTGTTGGGGTCGCGGGTGGAAGTCCGGGCAATACGCCAGGGCATGCCGAATATCTCGGCGAAGTTATCCCAGAATACGAGGGCGTGCTTTTTGGGTATGGTATGCATCGCCGCCTTGAGCAGCAGTCCGAGGTCGTCAGGTTGTCCGACCTCAATCAGCCAGTCAGCCCATGGACGCTCCCGATAATCGATACCGTTCTGCCAGGTGTAGCCGACATGGGTCACTACGCGGTGGTATTCCGGGATGACATGCCGGCGAGGAATAAGCCGGACACCACTGAAAGTAGGGCAGCCATCTCCGTCTTTTATGACATCGCCGAGCTCTATGAGTGAATGTCCGTACCAATTTGATTCAAGGCAATAGCGGCACAGATCCTTGAACCATGCCTGGTCAAGGAGATGAAGCGCATTGTCATCGGCATCACCCTTCTCGTCGACAAGTTTGAACGAGCGCGACATTACGAATCCAACGCGCTGCTGGATACAGCCCGAGAGGTGAGAGTCAACCATCGCATCACGGTATATGTCAAGAAGCCGGAGGCGGTTGGGATTGCGCACATCGATAGCCGACTGCCATGCCGAGCGCCATTTCTCTATATCACTTTGTGCAAGCCTCTCCGAGGATCTGTATAACTCCATGATCAGGGCGGAGCGTTTCTCCGCCTCCGCCTTCCTCTGCTTGGATAATTTGCGGTTGTTTCTTTTGCCCATAGTCACCAGTCGTGATTGAGTTTGGGCGCCGAATGCCAGGATGTGCCGACAGCGGCGCCGTTGCCGTCGGTATCTTCAATAAGAGGCAGGTCGGGTACGATGCGCCCGGCCTGTACTCCCTCAAGCCATTTTATGGCCCGGTCGTACCGTTCCTTTCGTATCTCCGCACCCATCTTCTGAGGCAGGGCCGCGGACAGATGGTATAGTGCGATATCGGCCGTGTACATCACCACGAGCCGGTTGCGGGCATTACCGGTAGCCGAGAAAATTGCCCCGGTATCATATACCGGACGCAGATAGCCCGACATCTCCTCCACCGCCTCGAACTCGGCATTGGCTACTGTATCCGGGTCAGCCTGCGATATAACTTTGAAAGCAGCATCACCGATGACTACTTTGTAATCTTCCTTGTCTATAAACATCACCACATATTTTTAGGGCGCGGTCGCGGGACCAACACCGGTTTGAAAGTCGATTGCCGGGTATTGCGCTGCAGATACCAGATTGCTCCCTCATCAGCATCGGGCGCGTCATCGTGCACTCGGGAGCCACGTTCGAGAGCAAGAGTCTGTTCAATGCCCACCTGCATATCCGGTGAGTCCTTGAGAGCCTCATTGTAGAATACGAAACCACGTTCCCACAGCGGAGAGACCGCCTCGATGCGCTGGATCTTCTCCGGTTTCTTGCGCTTGTCAGGCAGAAGTGGCAACTGGTAGCCACGCAGATTGCCTTCCGCAGCGAACTCATCAAGAATGATATCCTGCATGAAGTTCGCCTCCATAAAGAAGGAGATGGCGACCCGGTCGCGTGTCCGCTCATATAAATCATACAGCCACCGCACCATGCCGGAGACGGTATCCTGTCGCACATAACAGTCTATCAGATGCAGCTCAGTGCCAATCTTGCCCCACAGACGCGAGGCCTTGTAGTCATTGGCGGAGGTGGATTTGAACGAGGGGTCAGTATAGCATACGAGCATCTCGTATTTCTCCAGTTTTGGCAGACGCTTGAACCTGATCCAGTCGTGCCGGAATATGGAGCCGTCGTTGATGGGGTTGTGCATCATCTCCTTATTCCAAGCGCGGAAGCCGACAAAATCGGCATATTCTTGAGCCTCCTCTTTTGTCCATTTCTCAGACCATGCCGGGTTGCCGTTTCGGTCGATAGCTTTTATCTCGGAAACATGCACGCCTTTTGTCTGGCAGAGGTTAGCAAGCACCGAGCATTTGGATATCAGGTTGCCGACCATGATGAAACGACCGCGGCCCACATCAAGGGCACCGAATAGAGCCTCCTTGACCCAGTCGGTCAAATCCTTTACGCGCTTCTCATTTCGGCACAGTTCATCGTCATCAAGGTCATCGATGACAATATAGTCGGGGCGCGATTCTCGGTCACGCAGACCTCGCGGGGACTGACCGCGTCCAACGGCCAGGAACTTGTTACCGCTTTGGGTCTTGAACTCACCTTCGGTCCATGTGCCTGCACTTTTTTGTTCGCCGAAATCAGAGATGATGCGTTGGTTGTATTCAAGCTCTGCCTGAATATCGGCAAGCAAGCGGTTGGCGCTGTCCTCACTCTTGCCGACAACGACCATAAAGTTGATTAACCGTTTAGGCTGGAACATCAGCCATAGCGGCAAGAAAATATCGAAATGGGTTGATTTGGCATGACCGCGCGGCCATTTGAACACAGCCTTAAGATTGGGTGTGTTTTTGACTTTCAAGGCTGCGGCATTGTGGAACGGTGCATTGTGGATAACGCGCAGAGCCTCCCCCGTTACCTTGTCGCGGAGTGTCAGGTAATGGGGAAAGTAATATTCGCAGAAGGCGGCGTAGTTGGATTGCAGACGGCGTATGCGCCGGTCACGTTCAGTCGGGGATTCTTTGGCCACCGACATAGTGATCGGGGTGAGGGAGCGGACACGCTTGCAATGGTCGTTCCAGTCCGCAATCGCCTTTTTGATGTCAGCAGCGGTAGCCATATCAGATTACCCCACCTTTGCCAATGGACTCGATGATGAACATATCCTGGAGCTGATTTACCTTCTGGATTAGCTCCAAGGTGATGGATGGGTCTGTCTGGGCACGGAATTCGAGCCACCCGGAGAAAGCCTTGAACACATCGATGGCATCGATGATGTTAGCCTTCTTGTCGAGTTTCTCGATGACGGCGGAGAACTTGGCGAGCTTATCTGCCAGCCCGGCCATCTGGGTCGGATCATTTGTGGCGTTGGCCTGTTCGATGAGCGTGTCGATGGAGAGCAGAATCTTGTTCACAAGTTCCGGGCGCGTGATATTCTTTGCGGCGCGCGCCTCCTTCCAACCGTCGGCATTGCACCATTTCGAGATGGTGACACGCGACACTCCCACTTTGTCGGCAATTTCGGTCATCTCCATGCCGGACATGAACAGCGATCTTGCCAATGATTTTTTCTTTTCGTTATCCTTAGTTGCCATATCTGAGTATGCGATAATGCGTTTAATGTGGTGCAAAGGTGGCTGTAAAAGCGGTGGGTTCAAAAAAAGTGTGCAACCATTGCATACAAGTGTGCAACCATTGCACACTTTTTTGGAGTATAGGTTATTATCGGCGTAAACTTGCATCGGAAATCATTATCGCACAGACATGGGCAAAAGAGTTAGACTGACAAACGACACCCTCAACAGTTACGGATACCGTGTGCTGACCTCCGGGGTGGATGTATCACAATACGAGCGCAATCCGCTCCTGCTTTACATGCACGAGCGCGGCAAGGTAATCGGCTATATGAAGGATATCCGCGTCGAGGACGGTGAGATAACCGGTGAGCCATGTTTCGACGAGGCCACCGAACTGTCGAGACAATGCAAGAAGCAATGGGACTTCGGTTCGCTCCGTATGGTAAGCATCGGTTTTGATGTACTGGAGACGAGCAAAGAGGCCGAGCATCTCGTCAAGGGACAGACACGCCCGACGGTGACAAAGAGCCGGATATATGAGGTGTCGGTGGTTGACATAGGTGCCAACGATGATGCCATAGTGCTGCGTAAGGACGGAACACAAATAACGCTCGGAGACGGGAGCGACTGCCCCCTTCCCCTGCTAAACAATAACCCAAATAACAATCAACCGCAAATGGAACTCAAGCAAATCGCCCTTACACTGGGCTTGCCGGAAACGGCTGACGAGGCCACAGTGAACGCCAAACTCGCGGAACTCAAGTCATTGAAAGATGAGGCAGAGAAGATGCGCAAGGAAAATGACGACCTCAAACTCGCTCAGATTACCGCCGCTGTCGATGCTGCGGTGGCCGCCAAGAAAATCAATGCCGACCAAAAAGACCATTTTATCGGCATCGGCAAAAAGGTCGGCATCGAAGATCTCAACACTACACTCGCAGCCATGACCCCGGCGGTCAAACTCAGCGGCACTCTTTCCACCGACCCAGCACCGACTTCGGCTCCGGCCAAGAGTCCGTGGGAGGAGCGTATGGACGAGATCCGCGCCAACCTCAAGAAATAATAACCCTCAACACAATCATCAGCAATGATAAAAGTAGACAACACCAATTACAACGGTGAGGTACTTGAACGCATCCTCACCGTGGCAGCCACCGGCAATGAGCTCGTGAGCAAAGGTCTTATCATGGTCATCCCCGGCGTGTCGAAGAGTATCAGCATCCCCCGTCTCAAGACCGGCAAGATGCTCCAAAAACGCAAGGAAAATCCCACTGTGGCAGATTCCAAGGGAGACTTCAACTGGTCGGAGCAGATACTCACGCCCCACGACTTCATGGCCTTCACGGTGTTCAATCCCCGACAGTTTGAGCACGTTTGGAAAAAATGGCAGCCTGAAGGCAGTCTCGTATTCCGCGAACTTCCTCCCGAGGGTCAGAACGCCCTCCTCGATGCCCTTTCCAAGCAGGTTCAGTTCGAGCTCGGCCACCATTATGTCAACGGTGAGTATGCCGAGGGCAACGATGACGACAAGCTCATGAACGGTATCCTCACCCAGGCCGCCAAGTCCCCCGACTACATCCTCGTCGACGGCTCCAAAGCGACCACAATGGTCGACAAACTTAAGGCCGTGCGCAAGGCTATCCCCAAGGCAATGCGCGAGAACCCCAACCTCCGCATCATCATGAGTGTCGAGGACTTTGACAAATATGATGACGAGCTCACCGAGCGCGAAGCCAAGAACGCCAGTGAGACCGAGATCAACCGTAAGCACTACAAGGGCATCACTATCGAGACTGTCGCTTCCTGGCCCGAAGGTCTAATCATAGCTACCCTCTGTTCACCCGATGCGGACGGCAACTTCTTCGCCGCCGTCAACCTCCAGAACGACGAGAACGTGATCCAGATCGATAAGTATGCCAACGCCTCCGAGCTCTACTTTTTCAAGCTGCTCATGATGGCCGACACTAACATCGCCTTCGGTGAGGAACTCGTCGTGCTTGACTCCCGCGCCACCCCCAAGTTTTCGGCCGCTCTCAAGGCCGCCAATGTCAAGAAACCTGAAACAACTGAGTAATGGCAAAGATCAAGTATCTGGTGCTTCACTGCACCGCGACACCTGAAGGGCGCGAGGTGACATCCGCTGATATCCGGCGCATGCACCTCAGCCCGGTGTCAGCCGGTGGCCGTGGATGGAAACAAGTCGGCTACACAGACCTTATCCATCTTGACGGCACGGTAGAGCGTCTCGTTGACAATAACGAGGACGCCAATGTGGATCCGTGGGAAATCACCAATGGAGCCAAAGGCTACAATTCAGTCAGTCGCCATGTGGTGTATGCCGGAGGATGTCCTCCCCAGTCTGTACGAAACTGGCAGAACAAAACAAAGGATACGCGTACAGCGGCGCAGCTCAGAGCGATGGAAACCTATGTGAAGGATTTCCACCGTCGCTTCCCCGATGTCCGTATCATCGGTCACAACGAGGTGGCTGCCAAGGGCTGTCCGAGTTTCGATGTGCAGAAGTGGCTCAAATCAATAGGAATAAACCAGTAACGACATAAAAACGAGTGGCAATGACATTCAGCGAAATTCTCAACATACTCCTCGGCGGCGGTTTCCTCGCGATGGTAGTGGGTGTGATCACACTCAAGGCTACCGTGCGCAAAGCTAATGCCGATGCCGAGAAAGCAAGGGCAGACGCTGAGACGGTGCATATCACAAACACCGAAAACGCCACTCGTATCCTTGTCGAAAACATTGTCAAACCCTTAAAAGATGAACTCAATGCAACACGAGAGGAACTTCAGGCTACCAAGCGTGAGATGGCCTCTACCAAGAGAGAGATGGCTCGGCTACGCAAAGCCGTGGAAGCTGCCTCTGCTTGTTCTCATTCTGATGGCTGCCCTGTTCTTTACAAGCTGCGCGTCAACCCGGAAATCAACTTTGGATCAGTCTCAGACGACTTCGGTGGCAGAAGTCCGGGATACCACCGCGACAGTGATAAAGCAGACCCGGTGGGAGATAATCCCGGAGAGCCGGGTGGAGATAGCCGTATCCGTGGACAGCCTCCTTAAACTGCCGTACGGAGCAGCTTACACCAAGCGCAGCGGACAGGCTAATATCAAAGTCGCGACTCATGGCGACACGGTATATATCACCGGCACGTGCGACAGTCTGCAGCGTCAAGTGGAATATTACGAGGCGCTTTATCACACTGCCCGGGACGCGCTGGAGCAGCAGCATGAACAGTACCAACAGGAGCGCAAGCAACGAACAAGTCCTGCACTTGTAGGTGCGGTGAACCTTATCATCGGATTATTCTCCGGCATAATTTTAACAAACATAATCAAAAAACGACAAAGGCAATGAACAAAGACTTTATGTACGGCATTGGAGCCGTAAAATATAAGGGTGTGCCAGTGGGTTACATCGGGAAGGACTCCTTTGACATGAGGGGTGCGAAACCGGAAGCAGCAAAAATCGAAGCAGAGCAGGTGCCCGGCGTGCCGGTTCTGGTGATACCTCAGAGCAACGGTAAGATAGCACCGAAATTCGACATGATCCAGTTGAATTTCGACAGTCTGAAACAGTTTCTCGGGGGTGCCATCCATAAAAAAGGGGAGAAGACCGTCGGCTGGACAGCACCGTCGAAAGCTATGGTGCTGGAAGGTCCGTGGGAGCTGGAACTCGTGTCGGGTCAGTCAATACTGATTCCAAACGCCACACTGTTATCAGACCTCGGCGGCAAGCTCACGCTCAAGGAGACGGCCAAGATTGAGGTGGAACTGGAACTGAGCGCACCGAATGTGAAGGATGTGCCCCCATACGGAATATTCGAGACCACCGAAATCCCGGCAGAATGGAGCGAGGCCAATGGCTGGCTTCTTCCCAAAGAACCCGGCACTCCCGAACAGGCAGAAGGCTAACGTATGGATCCCCGTTACACAAGGGAAATAGAGAGGGAGAGCGCCGATGTCCTGCTTGATGCGGGTGTCAGCGTTCCCCTTTTCTCTTTCAAATTCCCATTCTTCAAACGACGGTTCACATTGAGAGTCACCATGCGTCGTCCGACACTCGCCGGGCAGATCCGCATAGCACGACTATACAACCGGATGGGTGTCACCAGTGAGCAGATGTGGGACTTCGACAAGGAGCAGCAGATGAAGTTCCTGGCTGAGCATGGTTATGAAATCTCACGCATGATAGCCGTAACCCTATGTCGTGGCTGGTGGTCACAGCGTCTATGGGAGCGACCGACGGCTTGGTTTGTACGTCGCATGATGCTGCATGATTATATGCTTGGTGCCATGATGCGCTTTGTGACCCTCATGGGGACAGACCCTTTTTTACCTATTATCAGATCGGCCGAGCGGACAAACCCGATGAAGCCAAGATTGAGCCAGGAAGCGACAGGGAGTTAAAGAGCCATTATGAAGGCTCCCATAGCCCTTTCGGATTTGTATGGCAGATAGCCGATGCCACCGGATGGTCGGTAAGATACATCCTATATGGTGTGAGCTATCAGATGCTGATCATGATGTTAAGTGATGCACCCCGGTATGTAGGGGGCAAGAAACCCAAAGCCAACCCAGATACAACAGCCGAAGATGAAGCTGCGGAAGTGGCGAACTATTTCAGAAGCAATCTTAAAGCATGAAACCGGTACAGATAGAAATACTGCTTGGAGGCAACCTACCGCAGCGACTCAACGAAGCCGAGAGAAACATCGAGCGGCTCCGTCGAGGCGCTAATCGTGTTACCAAGGAGATGAGTGACACCGACAGGGCGGCACAGAAACTCAATGGCACGGTAACCAAACTTGTGTCCGCCTTCGCGGTGAAGCAACTTGTGTCGGCTATTGCAAAGACGCGAGGTGAGTTTCAGCAGTTAGAGGTGGCTTTTACCACCATGCTCGGCAGTGCCGAGAAAGCCAACGCGCTCATGTCGCAGCTCACAAAGACGGCGGCGACAACCCCGTTCGGTCTTGAGGAGGTGTCGAAGGGAGCTAAGCAGCTGCTCGCTTATGGATTCGAAGCTGAGAAAGTCAATGATATCCTTATCCGGCTCGGAGACATAGCAGCCGGTCTATCAGTGCCGCTTAATGATCTTGTGTACCTCTACGGCACCACAATGGCCCAGGGGCGTCTTTATACCCAGGATCTAAACCAGTTCACCGGGCGAGGCATACCTATGATAGCCGAACTTGCCAAGCAATTCGGTGTGGCTGAAAGCAAAGTCAAGGAACTTGTCGAGGCCGGTAAGGTCGGGTTCTCGGATGTTCAGAAGGTCATCGAGAACCTCACTGACGAGGGTGGTAAGTTTGGCGGACTCATGGAGGAACAGTCAAAGACTATCACTGGTCAGATCTCCAACATCGAGGACGCAATCTCGATGATGTTCAACGAAATCGGGCAACAGTCGGAAGGTATTATCAACGAGACCCTCTCCGGCGTGTCCTATATCATCGAGCATTACGAACGTTTCGGGCGGATCTTGCTCGGGCTTGTTGCCACATACGGAGTCTACCGTACTGCAGTAATGGCAGTGGTCGCCATGAAAGGGTGGGCTACCGCTGCAGAGGCGTTGCATTACAACTGGCTGCTCCTTGTTGAGAAGGCGCAGAAGATGCTCAACGCTACCATGATGGCCAATCCATACGTCCTTGTCGCCACATTGCTTGCCGGTGTATGTGTGGCTCTTTTCTCTATGAAGACCGAGACCGAGCGCATGAAAGAGGCCGAAGAGGACTATGAAAAACAGAAGCAGAAAACCATCGAGGCCGAGGAGGAACACCGCCGGAAGATAGAGGAACTGTGCTCCATAGCCGGAGATGAAGCCATTTCCACCGACACACGTCGTGAGGCGTTGAATAAACTTGAGCAGAAGTACCCGGACATATTCGCCAAATATGACACCGAGTATGAGAAACTCAAAAACATCAAGAAAATAAAAGAGGAGATCGCAGCACTCGATGGTCAAAATTCGATAACAAAGCCAAAAAATGAATTAGACACTGTTGAAAGAAGAATAGCAGAACTGGAGCGTAAGGCGAATGATGTGCATTATGTTACAATGCAGTCCACCGCTGGTGCATATAGTCAAAAGGTGGGCGGTCTAACATCAGCCGAAGAAGCGGAACTGAAAGTCCTGCGCAATAAGCGACAGGCTTTGAAGGGACAGATCCGCAAAGACGAGGTCAATGCTTATTTTGAGAATCTGACTGGGGTCAGCAATGATACCCTTGAGGCAGAAATAAAACGGCGCCAGGATCTATTGGCAAAGATGACCATTCAGGGAGCCACACGTGGGAAAATCACACGTGCCGGCGACAGTCTGAACGGCACTTACACCAGGGACGAGTTGCAGTACCAGCTTAACAAACTCACATCAGAACAAAACCGCCGTAATCTAAAAACGGACAGTCCAGCAGATTGGGCCAAGGAAGCGCGAAAAAAATATCAAGATGCATTGAAGGCATATAATGCTTTTCTTGCAGATACCACCCAAAGTCTCAATAAAGAAGAATTTGAGAAAAAAGCTAAAGAATTGAAAGATGCCGTCGATGTCGCCAAAAAGGAATATGACAAGGCAAAACCAGGAACGGACAGTGATGCCGAAAAAGAGTCAAAGGCGGCTGAAAAAGCCAAGCGAGAAGCCGAGAAGCGTACTGAGATTAAGCGAAAACTCGGACAGGAGCTTATTGCCGTTGAGCAGGAGAATTACGAAGCCGAGACCGAACTTATGGAGGAAGGCATCGCCAAACGCCTCAAACTCATCGATGATGAATATGAGAAAAGAAAAAAGGCCATCGCTAAACAAAAAAGCGACTGGCAGGTAGAAAATGAAAAAGCCGGACTCGGACGAGAATTGACTGCTGAGCAGTATGCGGCCCTTGAGGAAGCGACTGCCCTCAACGACCGGAAGCGCAAAAAAGATACGGAGCGCCTGTATAAAGAACTTACGGACGAGTACCAGTCATATACTGACAAAAGGCTTGAGATAGAACGTAAGCATAATGATGACATCGCCGCACTTGAAAAGGCACGTCGTCAGGCAGTAAAAGATGGAGACAGTACCGCAGTTGCCAGGATTGACCGTTCGATAGCCGAGGCTGTCAAAAGCAAGGGCAGGGCATTGATGACGCATGACCTTGAGGTTTTGCGTCAGTCGCCGGAGTATGTCCGGGCATTCGAGGATTTGGGTGACACTTCAAGTGATACACTGCAGAGCCTCCTTAATCAGCTTGAACGTCTGAAAGGGACCGCGGCAAGCGTGCTGAATCCGCAGGATCTTCGCGAATACACTACGACCATTCAGGAAATAATGGCCGAACTTGACAGCAGGGATCCATTCGGTGCTCTGACACGCAGAGCCGAGGAATTAGGCGAGGCACAACGTGAACTTGCTGCAACCAAGAAGCAGCTCGACATAGTAACCAATGGCGGTAAGATTTTCACCGGTCTCAAGTCTGAGGGTGTTGATGCTAACGGCAAACCGGTAATTGTTGCCACCTACCTATCCATGAGCGAGGCATTGGCGAAATATACCGAGGCAAAGGATAAGCATACCAGGGCAAGCAACCGCTATGTCAAGGCAGAGCAGGAGGCGCGTGAGAATGTGTCCCGGCTCTCCGATGCCATAAAAGATCTTGGCAACGCTATCGGTGGTGAGGCCGGCGAGGTTATTGGGCTTATTATGGACGTGGGATTGTTCATCACCGATACCATTGACGGCATCGCGACTGTCCAGAAGGTCGGGGTGGAAGCTGTGTCAGCGGTGGAGAAAGCGTCAATAATTCTGACAATCATTTCTACGGCAGTTCAGTTGCTTCAAAAAATCAGCGAACTCGGCAGCAATAAAGCCTTCAAGGAATATGAGGCATACGCTGAAAAGATTAACGAGATCAACGCCCTCACAGACTCAGTGAACCAATACCGTCTTGCCGTGATGGAGGCCCGTCATGAAGAGGACACATGGTTTGCCGAGGACAGCTTGAAAAACCTTCGGCAGTGGCGAGAGTACCATGACGAGGTTTACCGCGCCTATGTGGAAAAGGCTGCCGAAGCACAGGCCATATACCAAAACCAGAAAGGCGGAGGCTGGCTTACCGGTGCTTTCAACTGGATTATGGGCAATCTTTCCATATTGTCATGGTGGGACGAATGGCGCGACCTGTGGGGCCAGGGCGACTATAAGGAGGGCACGACCGCTGCAATTAATAACTTGCGCATCGAGACGCGAAAAAAGAGCAGTGGCTTCCTTGGTACAGGCATTGGCGGTCACTCACAAAAGACCGAGGATCTTGTATCATGGGCGAGAAACAATGGACTCGGCGAACTGTTCGATGAGCGTGGTCTGATAGATAAGGAACTCGCACAGTCGATAATCGACA